ATGAAGAAATTACTGACCACAACGGCACTGGCCGTCAGTCTCTGCGCTGGCGCTACCTTTCCGACTTTTGCCGAAACTGTCGTGGGTACCGTCAAATTCTGGCAGTACATGCAGGCGGATGGCTGGAAATCGGCCGATGGCATGGATAACGACACGCTAAACAATACGCTCTATCAGGCCAGTGTCATTGGCAATTATCCCTGGACCAGGCAATTTCTGCTGCGTCAGCGAGGTGGTGGTGCTTATTTTCTCGCCGACAAGAAAACGCATACCGTGCGTAAGCTGAATCTGAAACCTGCCAGCGGTTATTACTCCGACCTGACATCGGTCTATCAGGGCGAAGACCAGGGGAAAGGGTGTTATTTCACTATCATCGACACCCAGTATCAACTGGAGCTGGCTGACGAACCTCACAGCAACCAGGTACTTGCTGCATTCCCGGAAAACTGTGTCAACAAACGGCAGCAGGCGGCCCTGGCGGCGAAGCGTTCTGCCTCAGAGCAGAAACTGCAGCAGTGGGTAGCCCAACAGAGTCTGGCTGAGTTGTGCCGACGAACTGGCAACTGCTGAAGCAACGGAACGGACGAATAATAAGGAATCTGCACCATGAAGAAATTGTATCCACCTGTGCTTGCCGTTCTGACAGTTATCGGTGCAATGAGTGCCTCTGGCTGCGACAGCAAGGAAGATGCTGGCGTGAAAGCGATAGCCAGGTTTAAAGACCTGACTCCACCACCATTCAGCAAGGTTGTCTCGCATAAATCTGATATCGCCCAGGAGTGGGTAAAAAAGGATGCCTTCGGTACACCGCAATATACGGCGATGAAAACCCGCCAGTCGCCGGAAGGCTGTGAGTCAGGCAATTATTACTACATTGCGGATATGCAGCAGAAAACGGTGCAGCCTCTGATTGCTGCCCTGTGTCTTGCGGACAATATCACCCTGAGCTTCCGGATTGAAACCGACAGCTACACGGGTGAAAAATCGGTGGTGTATTCGCACGATGGCAAGGAAATGGGGAAACTCTATCTGCCGGAGAATCAGGAGAAAAATCCATGAAGAAACTGAAATGCGTTCTCTCAGTTTGCGCTCTGAGCCTTTGCCTGCTGTCACCGGCTCAGGCCGAAGAACAGCGTTACATCAGTATCCGTAATACCGACATGGTCTGGGTGCCGGGCAATATCTGCGTCTGGCAGTTTCGCCTGGACAACGGCGGAAATGGTGAAGGGTTCGGGCCTTTGACACTCTCCCTGCGTCTGAAAGATAAAGGGGGAAACACGCTGGCGATGGGGAATATGGGGGTGGCTGCATTTGGCGACAGCGATGCCACCCGCTCTCAGGAAGCTTCGCTGGAGAACGAATGCGTGGAAAACGTCAACTCGGTCGAAATCATGAAGGCAACGGAAGAGCGTAATGGTTACCAGATTGACCTGCCACTGTCCGTTTTCGACCCGCAGTATTACCGACCGATACAAGTCACGGTTGTCGGTGGTAAGGCATCTTAGCCGATTCGTTATCCGTTTGATTCAGCCCCTGTCGCACATGCCGCAGGGGCTTTTTGTTTTAAGGAGCCTGTATGAATGAATTCACTGAATTGCCTGATGGGCCGTTTACACGCCAGCAGGCAGAGGCAGTTGCGTCTCAATATTCCAACGTTGCGATAGAGGATGACCAGGGGTCGCATTTCCGTCTGGTTATCCGTCATGAGCGTTGCATGGTCTGGCGGGCCTGGAACTTTGAGCAGGATGCCGGTTACTGGCTGAACCGGTATATCGCTCGTTATGGCATCCGCAAATTCCCTGCATAACCACCACCAGCGCTTCACCGTTATAAACAAAGTCAGGCCACACCTCCCTCGGGAAGTGTGGCCTTTTGTATTTTTACTCACTGCATAAGGAGTTACCCATGCGATTAGCCAGCCGCTTTGGCCGTATAAACCAGATACGCCGTGACCGACCTCTGACCCACGAAGAGCTGAAGAGTCATGTCCCCAGCGTGTTCGGGAGTGACAAACATGAGTCTCGTTCAGACCGTTATACCTACATCCCTACCATTACCATCCTCGAAAGCCTGCAGCGTGAAGGCTTTGAGCCGTTCTTTGCCTGCCAGACGAAGGTCCGGGACCAGAGCAAGCGGGAGCATACCAAGCATATGCTGCGTCTGCGTCGAGCCGGGCAACTTACCGGGCATCAGGTACCGGAAATCATCCTGCTCAACAGCCATGACGGCTCCTCGAGCTACCAGATGCTGCCGGGACTATTTCGCGGCGTCTGTACCAACGGCCTGGTCTGCGGCCAGTCATTCGGAGAAGTGCGGGTATCGCATAAAGGTAATGTCATCGAGAAGGTGATTGAAGGGGCTTACGAAGTGCTCGGGGTCTTTGACCGGGTGGATGAGAAACGAGATGCAATGCAGTCTCTGGCGCTACCTGTACCCGCCCGTCACGCACTGGCGAATGCTGCACTGAAGTATCGATTTGGTGAGGACCACCAGCCGGTCACGGTATCGCAGTTGCTGACTCCGCGTCGTCGGGAGGACTACAGCGATGACCTGTGGACCGTATACCAGCGCGTGCAGGAGAACCTGATGAAAGGTGGTCTGTCAGGGCGAACCGCACAGGGGAAAAACAGCCGCACGCGTGCTGTTACCGGTATTGATGGCGATGTGAAGCTCAATCGTGCTCTGTGGGTGATGGCAGAAAACATGCTCGAGTTTTTCGGGCGTTAAACAACCGTTCCGGCATAAGGAGATAGTTTAATGGATACACACAACCCTGAGTTCGCTGAGCAGGCGGCAATTACTGCCTCGATGGTCCCAGACGAGTTACGTATAGGCTTCTGGCCGCAGCACTTTGGCTCCATCCCGCAATGGATAACCCTTGAACCTCGCATTTTCGCCTGGATGGATCGCTTCTGTGACGAGTACTGCGGTGGAATCTGGTCCTTTTACACGCTCAGTAATGGTGGTGCGTTTATGGCCCCTGATGCTGATGGTAACGATAAATGGCATCTGTTCAACGGCATGAACGGCAATGGTGCGGAAATAAGCGGAGAGGCTGCCGGTATTGCGCTCTGCCTGATGGCATATAGCCACCATGCCTGTCGCACTGAATGCGATGGCATGACGGATCACTATTACCGCCTGCGGGATTACGCTCTGCAGCACCCTGAATCCCACGCCATTTTGCGCATTATTGATTAAGGATACTCATGATGGAACAGTCACTTATCCCACAGGTTCCGGCACTTCCATTGACCGCACAACGCACGGTAAAACGCGCTTTAACGCTGCTTGACCGACACCTGCGAGAAACAGGTGTAGCATTCACCTCCACTCAGGCTGCCCGTGACTGGCTGAAACTGAAAATGGCGGGGCTGGAGCGCGAAGAGTTTATGGTGCTGTACCTGAATCAGCAGAACCAATTGATTGCCCATGAAACCCTGTTTGCCGGTTCCATTAGCAGCACCGAGGTACATCCCCGTGAGGTGGTCAAACGCGCCCTGTATTTCAATGCAGCAGCAGTGATACTGGCGCATAACCACCCCTCCGGCGACACCACGCCCAGCCAGGCAGATAAGACCATCACGCAGCGTCTGGTGCAGGCGCTTCAGCTCGTAGATATCCGTGTGCCTGACCATCTCATCGTCGGTGGCACGCAGATATTGTCGTTCGCTGAACACGGTCTGCTTTGAGGTATTACATGAAAATTATCAGTAAACGCCGGGCGATGACGATTTACCGTCAGCATCCGGCCTCCCGCATTTTTCGCTACTGCACCGGTAGGTACCAGTGGCACGGCAGTGTCTGTCATTACACCGGTCAGGTAGTTCCTGACATTCCCGGCGTGCTGGCGGTATACGCCGAACGCCGCCAGGACCGCAACGGGCCTTATGCCTGCCTGATGAGTATCACCCTGAACTGACAATAAAGGAGAAGCCCGATGAGCAGTAATGTCACATGGGGACTGCAGCGGGATAACACGCCGCGCCTGGGAGCCCGTCTGGTACAGGAGGGCAACCGGCTGCACTATCTGGCTGACCGGGCAAGCATCACTGGTAAATTAAGTGACGCCGAATGCCGGAGGCTGGATGAAACATTCCCGCACTTTATCAGTCAGATGGAGTCGATGCTGACCACCGATGAACTGAATCCCCGCCATGCCCACTGCGTCACCCTGTACCACAACGGTTTTACCTGCGAAGCCGAAACTCTTGGCAGTTGCGGCTACGTATACATCGCCATTTACCCCACTCAGCGTTAACTAACTCCACAAGAGCAAACATGAAAACTCTACCTGCTACAATTTCGCGGGCGGCGAAGCCCTGTCTGTCGCCCGTGGCTGTCTGGCAAATGTTACTGACACGCCTGCTGGAACAGCACTATGGCCTGACACTGAACGACACGCCGTTCAGTGATGAAACTGTTATTAAGGAACATATTGATGCCGGGATTACCCTGGCCGATGCAGTCAACTTCCTGGTGGATAAGTACGAACTGGTTCGTATCGATCGCAGGGGGTTTAACTGGCAGGAGCAATCCCCTTATCTTCGGGCGGTAGATATCCTGCGAGCACGACAAGCAATTGGCTTGTTGCGACGGAGCCGTAATAACGCTGTATTGTGAATATTACGGGCAGTACTTCTGGCTTTTATCACTATCCAGGGATGCTGGCAGCGAGATTAAGAGAGTAGGGAGGTAATTCCTTACCTGACCCATTACCTGACCCAATTCGTATAAAAAGAAAAAGGAGTCAGACGATTTCTCATCTAACTCCTTGTTTTATTTGGTGGCCCCTGTTGGGTTTGAACCAACGACCAAGCGATTATGAGTCCGAACCATATTATAATAAAAACAAAGACATACAGTTAAATCAAACACATAGCATTTCGTATATTGTCGAAAAGTATTGCATAGTGCTGCGCTGTGCTGCCATTTTGCTGCCACTTATCAGGTTTAATGGGTTAAGTTGAACCGCTTCTGTAAGGTGGTCAGGGGCGAAGTGAGCATAACGCATCGTGACTTTGATATCTGTATGTCCGAGTATGCGTTGTAAGACTAAAATATTGCCGCCGCCCATCATGAAATGGCTGGCAAAAGTATGCCGTAAAACATGCGAAAGCTGACCGTCAGGAAGCTCAATTCCCGCCCGTTTTACTGCGCTCCTGAATGCTGAGTAACATCCGGTAAAGAGCGGTTTAGAGGTTCGGCTTTTGGGTAGTAATTCATAAAGCTCATCACTGATGGGAACAGCTCGGTTCTTCTTACCTTTCGTTTTGATAAAAGTGATTTTTCCGGGGCTTATCTGCTTTCCAGTTAAACTTTCCGCCTCACCCCATCTTGCTCCGGTTGCAAGGCAGATTTTAACAATCATGGTTAAATCCTCCGCCTTGCTTTTTTCACATTCTTCCAGCAAGCGAGCCGCTTCCTCAACTGTAAGCCAGGCCAGCTCAATTTCTGCGATCTTAAACTCTCTGACGTTTTCAAGAGGGTTGGGTGCAGTCCAGTCATCAAGTCTTTTCAGCTCGTTGAACATAGCCCGAAAGTAAGCTAGTTCAAGGTTAACCGTGCGAGGGGTGACAGCCTTAACGCGATCAGAGCGGGTTATTTTTCCGCTTAGTCGCTGTTCTCTGTAAGTTGAGAACAGTTTAGCGTTGAATTCTGTAGCGAGGGGATCACCCATTGCGAGACAGGCAAACTCCATTGCGCCTTTACGCTTTTCACCATCAGCAAGCGTAACGCCATGTGCGTTATACCAAGCTGTAACCAAATCCCGAACGCGGCGTTTATCAGTTTTCTCGCCCAGCCACGGCTTATCTTGAGCCTGATCTTTTATGTGGCGCTCAAATGCTAAAGCCTCCCCTTTGGTCGCGAACTGGCGACGGATGCGCTTTCCATCCCTACCGTTTGGGAAAACCTGAGCCTGCCACTTTCCGTTAGGTAGTTTTGAAACAGCCATAATTCACATGCTCTCTGTACGAGTGATTATTTTCCCAAGGATTTTTATGTCATCAATTTTGCATTCGAAAGAGGCCTTGCCATTCTCAACTCGCACGCGTCCGCCAGGAAAGCGGTACAGCTCGCGGACGCTTACAATCCCATCAATTTCAATGAACCAGAACCCATCTACCAATTCTCCATCGTAACGGTCAGCAAGGTAGGTCGTTTTGTCAGCATTCAGGATGAACGGTGAATTCAAGCCCTCTGGAATTGTCGATGTATCAGCTATGACATCGTTTTGGGTTGAGATATTCCCATTCGTGATGTCCATGCGTTTTAAATAGGTGATATTTTCATCGTTGCCCCCAAGGAACCTGCTTCCTTCCCCTGTGCTAAGCCAAATTAGTGATGCTCCTGTTTCAAGATGACAAACGATCACCCAGTCGGCTGGGAAGGTATCGCGTGCATACCTGTTAGCCATAGTGCTTTGCGAGACGCCAAGCTGATGGCAGAGGGCTATGCGGGTAGTGAAACCATAAGCTTCCAGAATGCGAGCAATGACCTCTTTTCCACCTCTATTTTGAGATATGAAATCTCGAATCAGCTTTACGTCATCTTTATTCGTTAAGTTTCGTGTTGACATGATTGTTTTGTGATCCTAATATCTCGATTCAAGATGTTGTGAATAGTGTTAAACAGTGCCTAATAGTGAGTTAGGCACCCAAACCGAGGAATAGTGCATCATGAGTCGCCAATTATCAATGCGCCCTAGCATCAATCTTGTGGTGTCTGAACCATTCATTACCCTGGATGAGTTCTGCCGCCGTACCGGTTACAAACTCAGCTACGCCCGCCAAATGATCCGTGAAGGTCGCCTTCCAATTCGTAAAAAGGAAGGGGTAAACAGCCTTATCGAAGTAAACATGTTTGCATTGACGATGGAAGCGGCTCAAGGCTGCGAAATCGCAATGCAAGCCTGATAGTTCCATTTTGGGATATAGAGAGGCCAAAAACATGTTTGATTTCAGGATTTCCAAACATCCGCATTTTGATGAAGCCTGCCGGGCTTTCGCGCTGCGTCACAACATGGCGAAACTGGCAGAACGCGCGGGAATGAATGTCCAGACACTGCGCAATAAGCTAAACCCTGAACAGCCGCACCAACTTACCGCACCGGAAATCTGGCTGCTTACCGATCTGACCGAGGATTCAGCGTTGGTTGATGGTTTCCTGGCGCAGATCCACTGCCTACCGTGCGTGCCGCTAAACGAAGTCGCGCGCGAAAAGATGCCGGAATATGTTCTAAAAGCTACGGCAGAAATCGGCCGCGTGGCTGCCGGCGCTGTTTCCGGCGAAGCGCACACAACGGCAGGGCGCCGCCAGATTGTTGATAGCATCAATTCAGTTACTCGACTGATGGCATTAACCGCAGTGACGTTGCAGGCGCGCCTGCAGGCAAGCCCGGCGATGGCCAGCACCATTGATACAGTCACTGGCCTGGGTGCCTCATTTGGTTTGATCTGAGGTAGCTATGTTGAATAACCAACCATCAATCGCATCGCTTCTCGTTAAGCAAAGTCCATCACCGCATTTCGGGCATGGCTGGATCATGGGTAAAGATGGCAAGCGCTGGCACCCGTGCCGCTCGCAGGATGCGCTGCTGGCTGAACTGCGTACTAATAAACAGGGGAAACCATGGCTATTGAAGGCGATTCTGCGACTGTTCCACTAAGTCCGGGACATCGGCTGGATGGCCTGAATCATATTGCAGAGCTAAGGGCGAAAGTGTTCGGCTTGAATATAGAACCTGAACTGGAGCGTTTTATTAGCGATATGCGGGACCAGCGAGATATTAACCATAAGCAAAATGAGCGTGCCTTAGCCGCCATATTCTTTATGGCTAAGATTCCGGCGGATCGTCATAACGTCAATATGAATGAGCTGACGACTGACGAAAAGCGGGAGCTGATAAAAGCAATGAACCATTTTCGTGCAGTGGTGAGCTTATTTCCAAAGCGGCTAACAATGCCGAATTAACCAGTAACAGAAATTAATGGCGTAAACCCGCCGGGCATTCTTTTGCCAAAATTCAGGAGAAACAACAATGCGAAATCTAGAAACCCGTTCCAACAAAATCGGCCCGGATGATGCAGGTCTTAACCAGATACTGACAGAGGCCCGCATGGAAGAACGCCGTGCACGTGCTGCTGCAATGGCCGCCCGCCTTGATAGCCTGGCGTGTCACATCACATCGCGCCAGCTTAATCACGTTGAGGCAGCGGAGCTGCTGCGCGTTGCTGCTGAAAACATCCAGAACGAAGCGCAGGAGATCCACTGATGGCTGATTCTATGGACCTCGTACAGCAGCGCGTTGAAGAAGAACTCCAGCGGCACATCCACACCGCCCGCAGTAAAGCGCCGGGCGTTTCCCGTGTTTTGTGCATTGACTGCGACGCACCAATACCGCCAGCCCGCCGCCGCGCTATTCCTGGCGTGCAGTGCTGCATCACCTGTCAGGAAATCGCAGAGTTGAAAGGCAAACACTACAATGGGGGGGCTGTATGAGCACCATCCTGAAATGGGCGGGCAATAAAACCGCCGTCATGCATGAGCTGAAAAAGCACCTGCCTGCAGGCCCGCGACTGGTTGAACCTTTCGCGGGTTCATGCGCTGTGATGATGGCGACAGAGTATCCTCATTATCTTGTCGCTGATATTAATTCTGACCTGATTAATCTTTATAAGCAGATTGCATTTAACTGCGAGAAATTTATTACTAACGCTAAAGGGTTCTTTGCCAGTACAAATAGCGAAACCTCTTATTACAATATCCGTCAGGATTTTAATCATTCCTCTGAAACTACTGATTTCTGGAAAGCTGTATTTTTCCTTTATCTTAATCGCCACTGTTATCGTGGATTGTGCCGTTATAACAGGAAAGGTGAATTTAACGTTCCATATGGGAATTATAAAAAAACATATTTCCCGGAAGACGAAATCAGAGCATTTGCAGAGAAAGCAAAACGCGCCACCTTCATTTGTGCCAGCTATGAGGAAACTTTAGCGATGGTCAAAGTAGGTGATGTGATTTATTGCGACCCACCTTATGACGGAACATTTACCGATTATCACACTGATGGTTTCAATGAGCTTGAACAGCGTCGCCTGGCGACGACTCTTGATGTACTGGCATCAGCAGGCCATCAGGTTGTTGTGTCGAACAGTGAAACCGAGCTGACGAACGCGATTTACCAGAATTTTACCCGCCACCGTATTAACGCAAAACGCAGTATGGGCGTTGCCGGTGGTGATGGTAAGTCTGCAACTGAAATTATCGCTGTTTCTCAACCTCTGATCTGGTCCGGGTTTGATCTGGCAGCGTATCCAGTCGTGAGTGCGTCTTACGAAACTTTCCAAAGAGAGTATTTGTGTGAGCCATCACGACGTTAAAAACTACGGCGGTGCAGATGATGCCGCCGCTGCTTTTGTCTGGAATACCCCGAAAAAAGCGGTTAACCCATACACGGACCCGGCGGAAGTTGCGCCGGTGTCTGCGCTTTCAAACCTGATCGCTCTCTACGCCAGCGACAACGAGCAGGAGCAGCTGCGCCGTGAGGCGATGAGCGATGAGGTCTGGGAACGCTATTTTTTCACTGAATCCCGTGATCCTGTCCAGCGTGAAATGGAGCAGGACCGGCTGATAAACCATGCCAAAATTGCGCGCGAGCAGCAGCGTTTTAATCCCGATCTGGTCATTCTGGCTGACGTTAACGCCATGCCTTCCCATATCAGCAAGCCTCTGCTGGAGCGGATTAATTATTTCCATAGTCTGGGCAGAGCAAAGGCCTATTCCCGCTACCTGCGCGAAACCATCAGGCCGTGCCTTGAACGCCTGGAGCGCGTGCGTACCAGCCAGGTTTCTGCGTCATTCCGGTTTATGGCGAGCCACGACGGGCTGGAGGGCCTGCTGGTTCTGCCGGAAATGAACCAGGATCAGGTTAAGCGGTTATCTACCTTGGTGGCGGCACACATGAGCATGTGTCTGGATGCTGCCTGCGGTGAGCTGTTTGCGGATGAAGACGTTACGCCGGAAGAGATCCGCCGGTCATGGGAAAGGGTGGCCGCTGAGGCCATGCGCCTTGATGTTATCCCGCCTGCTTTCGAGCAGCTGCGCCGTAAAAAGCACCGTCGTAACCCGGTCCCATACGAACTTATCCCGGGTTCGCTTGCCCGTATGCTCTGTGCTGACTGGTGGTATCGCAAGCTGTGGCAGATGCGGTGTGAATGGCGAGAAGAACAGCTGCGCGCCGTCTGCCTGGTTAACAAAAAGGCGTCTCCGTATGTCAGCTATGAGGCCGTGATCCATAAACGCGAACAGCGCCGCAAATCGCTGGAGTTCTTCCGCTCACATGAGCTGACCAATGAGCAGGGCGATACGCTGGATATGGAAGACGTGGTAAACGCCAGCAGCAGCAATCCGGCGCACCGGCGCAACGAAATGATGGCCTGCGTTAAAGGGCTGGAGCTGATCGCAGAAATGCGTGGTGATTGCGCCGTGTTCTATACCATCACCTGCCCGTCACGCTTTCACGCAACGCTCAATAACGGCAGGCCAAACCCGAAATGGACCAGTGCCACGGTACGGCAGAGCAGCGATTATCTGGTGAATATGTTCGCCGCCTTCCGTAAGGCGATGCACAAAGCCGGGCTGCGCTGGTATGGCGTCCGCGTTGCTGAGCCACACCATGACGGCACCGTGCACTGGCACCTGCTGTGCTTCATGCGCAAAAAAGACCGCAAGTCCATCACTGCGCTGCTGCGTAAATTTGCCATCCGTGAGGACCGCGAGGAGCTGGGAAATAATACCGGCCCGCGCTTTAAATCTGAGCTGATCAACCCGCGCAAGGGGACGCCTACCAGCTACATCGCGAAGTACATCAGTAAGAACATCGACGGGCGTGGCCTGGCTAACGAAATCAGCAAAGAAACCGGCAGATCACTGCGGGACAATGCCGAACATGTCAATGCCTGGGCTTCGCTGCATCGCGTCCAGCAATTCCGCTTTTTCGGTATTCCGGGGCGTCAGGCATACCGCGAGCTGCGTTTGCTGGCAGGCCAGGCCGCGCGACAGCAGGCCGATAAAAAAGCCGGTGCGCCGGTACTGGATAACCCGCGTCTGGATGCCGTGCTGGCGGCAGCCGATGCCGGGTGTTTTGCCACCTACATCATGAAACAGGGCGGCGTACTGGTTCCGCGTAAACATCACCTGGTCCGCACGGCTTATGAACTCAATGACGAGCCATCAGCCTATGGCGATCACGGCATCCGTATTTATGGCATCTGGTCCCCGATTATTGAGGGCCGGATTTGCACGCATGCGATGAAGTGGAAAATGGTTCGTAAGGCCGTTGACGTTCAGGAGGCGCCAGCCGACCAGGGCGCTTGCGCCCCTTGGACTCGTGGCAATAACTGTCCCCCTGTGGAAAAAATGAACGAAAACGGGGCCGTAAGCGGACAGGATTTAACGGATATTGCGGGTATGGATGAGCGGGAGCTGCAGGAATATCTCCATAGCATGAGCAAAAAGGAGCTGAGGGAGCTAAACGCTCGGCTTCGGATGGTTAAGCCTAAGCGCCGGAAAGGGTACAGGCAGGATGTGGATAATCAGCAGCGCCTGCAGCTGGAGTATGAACTTAAATCGAGAGGCTTTGATGGTTCGGAGGCGGAGATCGATCTGCTTCTGCGCGGTGGCAGTATTCCATCCGGTGCCGGTCTGCGTGTCTTTTACCGGAACCAAAGGCTGCAGGAAGATGATAAATGGCGCCAGTGGTACCGATAAAGGGGGCGCATTTTCTGCTTTATCCTCCTACATCGGACACATCTGATTGAATGATAAAAAATATTTTACATCGAGAAAATCATATTATACTGTATGAATATCCAGTGGATGTATATACAGTATGGCAATATCCCTTTGAGGGTATATGGCAACGGATATCCCGTAGTGAGGATAGGAGGGGAAATGCAGGACTATCTTTTGGAGTCGTTAAAACTCCAGCGTATTGATTTTTTTATCAAGCTTGTAGCGGCTAGTGAGTGCAGCGATGAAGAGAAGCGACTTGCTATCCAGTGGGTTTCTGAGCTGACTGATGAATTAATGGCGAAAATTCGTAGCCATGAATACAGCCGGTCAATGGATGTTTCCAGTTAGGGGGATGATCTCCATGCGTGTCGAAATAATGATTGATAAAGAGCAGAAAATTAGCCAGGCGACACTGGAAGCACTCGAAACCGAGCTTTACCGCAACCTGATCCCTTTATATCCCAAGACGGCGATCCGCATTCGCAAAGGCAGTGCCAACGGTATCGAGTTGACCGGCTTAAAACTTGATGAGGATAAGCAGCGGGTAATGGAAATTATGCAGCGGGTCTGGGAAGACGACAGCTGGCTGCATTAACAAAACGTTGCAGGCGATAAAACTGGTTTTTACCGCCTGCAAGGTTGAACAACGAGCAAGGCGAGGCGTTAGGCTATGGGGTCTAAAGACAGCAATTATCAGGTCGTTTATCGCTATGAGCCACTAACGAAATTTATTCAGGGTGGCTGGGTGCTTTTTCAGCGGCCAAAATCCTGCGGCGGCGGGTTCTGGCTGGGTAAAACCTATGATGGTGTTTTTATGCTTGAACTTGATCGCCCGGTTCCCTTGGATGAGGGGATTAAGTACATCATCCTTTCATCGCGAGTAGCTGAAAACTTTATGGATTTTGACGAGGATTTCAGGCTAACCTGAAAAAAAGCGAGTGCATGACTATGCCGCATGAATCTGCATGATCGTTTGAGGATCGTTTTAGCTCCGGCCCGCCAGTTCTGGCGGGCTTTTTCATATCTCATGCAGGTGCATGAAAACCACTACACAAAGCGGGCAGGCGTGGCGGGGATACGAGCGCGCGCAACGGGGTGAAATGGTGAAAATCCGGCGCATTTTCCGGGCCGCTGACGGGAGGACGGGGAAGGGGGTAGAACGGAGGGGCAAAAAAATAGCGCCTCGCAGGGGGCTGCTGAGGCGCTTATAGAGGGGGTTACGCTGGGTCAGTCTTCCTGCAGGTCCAGCGTATAGGGGGCGAATCGGATCACCTCTTCGCCCAGCCACTTATTCAATTCCTGCAATCGCTTCTGCAGTGGCATCAGTTCGTTGCGGACAAAGACGCGGCTGGCCTTTTCCACGTCACCGAACCCGCCGGTATTGTTGGGAATGATGCCCATCATCTGCGGGGGGACGCGGTGCGCAGCCATCATGTCATCACGGCTCACGTTTTTGATATTCAGAAACTCATCCTTTGCCGCTACTTCTGACAGTGGGATGATCTGGATGCCGTCCTTTTTACCGTTGGGCGAATACATAAACAGGTTGCGGAAGTTGCCCGGTCCTTTGGCGCTTTTCATGGCCTGGCGGATGTTGTTCACGTCCTCCTGATTCTGTGCTGCGTCTGTCATGTACATGATGAAACCGGCGTGACTGCCGTTGATGTAATACTTACGGCGAAACAGCGTAGCCGACTCGTTGAGCAGTGTTGAAGGGATCGCGGAGAGGTAGCCGGGAAGCCCGTAGATTTCCTGGTTAATGTCCGGCTCCATCAGGTGAAAGATGCTACCTTTGGTGAACTCATAAGGCTGGGTGGTCATACCGTACTGAACGAACCAGTAAGTATCGAGGTCAATCCCGCGCCGGGTGTACTTCGCCAGTGATGGCTCCAGAGACAGGACGCCGCCCAGCCTGTTCGTCCGTTTTTCCAGATAGGCGTTACCGAACACAAGGTAATCCTGGACGAAACGTGCAAAAGCCTGCTGGCTGAGCAGGCGGTGGGGGATGTAGGTGCTGCTGAGAATGTCACGCTTAACGGCAATCGGTGAGCTGTGATGTACAGCGGCGCGATATGTCCGCGCCAGCCCGTCAAAACTCACCGGCGGCTCATACCAGCGGTCCATTTGCACACATTCTACGTAGTCAAGAAGTTCGCGGCGGTCCAGTACCGGAATGGGATCGCCAAAACTGAACGCCTGGGTAGTCGCTGCATCATTGGGTTGTACGTCGGGTGGCGTCACATCCTGTGCGGTATTCTCAGTCATTAAAAAATCTCCACAATGTTGCTGGTATTGGCGGCTTCGCCCTGCAGCGGTTCGTTAAACAGTGCGTGCATCGTTGCCCAGGCCAGATCGGCGTGGCTGGCTTCTTCGCTGCGGCTGGCTTCGTAGGTAGGGCGGTTTCCGCTGGCGGTGGTGGCGCGGCGGATAGCCATAAATGACTGCGCAATGTCGGTGTGTCCGGCGTCAAACTCCAGACGGCGGTGGCTGATAATGTCGTATGCCTTGAGCACCAGGGCGTTTTTGACGTTGGGGTTATAGACAAACTCCCGCACGGCAGGGAAAAAGCCTTTTACGTTTTCATAAACACCGTGACCGACGCCGGTGGAGTCAATGCCGATGTAGGTCACGTTATACTGCTGAGTCAGTTTGCGAATGGCCTCTGCCTGGGCGCGGAAGTCCATTCCGCGCCACTGATGACGCTCAAGGATGCGGAACTTACCGCCGGGCACCGTCGGCGGGGCAATGACTACGCAGCCAGCGCTGTCACCGTTCTGGGTACCTTTCGCCGGGTCATAGCCGATCCAGACTTCGCGCCAGCCAAACGGACGCAGGGCCAGCGCCTGAAAGTCTTCCCAGACTTCCCAGCTGTCCACCATGCAGGCCTGCAGGTCAGCCAGTGGGAAAACGGAGGCGAGATCGTCGATGAACTCACACATCAGCAGGTTCTGGTACTCGTCGGGGCTGTACTCCAGGCGCAGCTGGTCGAGGTCGAACAGGTTGCAGCCACCGCGCACGGCGTCCTCCACCGTCACGATCTGTCTGAACTGACCGTCAGCGCAAAGCAGACCGGCAGCAAGGGCTGAGTGGGTCAGGTCGATATCAACGCGATCAGCTTTTGCCCGCCCGCGATTGAACAGGGCGCCGGACCAGAACGGGTAAGCGCTGTGCGTCAGGCTGGAAGGCGTTGAGAAATAGGTCTGGCGCCATTTCTTGTGCAGCGCCATGCCGGAGGCGACTTTACGTAGCTCCTGAAATTTCGGGATCCAGAAATACTCATCAAGATACAGGTTGCCGTGGTAGCTCTGCGCGGTGCGGGCGTTGGTCCCGAGAAAATACAGCGTGGCGCCGTTTGGCAGCACCATGGGATCGCCTTTTAATTCCACGTCGACTTCTTTGGCAAACTCGATGATGTACTGCTTAAAAACATGCGCCTGGGCTTTACTGGCTGACAGGAAAATCTGGTTTCGCCCTGTCATCAGGGCGTCCATCAGCGCTTCACGCGCGAAATAATACGTCGCGCCGATCTGGCGCGATTTAAGCACGTTGCGGATGCGGTGCTTAATTCCTGCTTCCCACCAGTGGCGCTGATATTCAAACATTCCGTTGCGGAAAATTTCTTCCAACTTTTCGATCTGTTCGTCAGTAAACAGGTTCTTTTCTGGTGTCTTGCGAGGGCCGCGGTTGCGGTTTTGCACGTTGGGGTTAAGGTCCGCCTCATTACCACCGTTGTTAAATTTACCGATGCGGGCGTGTCGTTCTGACTGGCGGGCCAGCAGGTCTATTTCTTTAAAGTCTTTCCCTTCCTTGTGCTCCTTCATGATGAGCTGGCAATAGCGGGCGGCAGTGGTGAGCTGCATCTGATCGAGTGGGCCATATTCGCCCCACTTGTCGCGCTTTTTCCAGCTGTGAACGGTTGCAACTTTTTCGCCCAGCATTTCAGCAATGCGGGCTACGCGGTATCCCTGAAAATACAGCAGTAATGCCTGCCTGCGGGGATCGAGGTCTGCGGGGGTCATCGTTTCCATGGCACAAACATACGGCCTTGCCTGGCGCCTTTCCCCGGCTGGCCTTTGTATGGTTTACCGCACAAGGTCCGCGCGTTGTTTCACCCCCTCCATCGCAGCAACCATAAGGCCTCACAGAGTTATTTGATGGAGTCGGTCACATGGCTGTAAAAGCAAAGCGCTTCCGCATCGGTGTGGAAGGGGCAACGACAGACGGGCGCAATATTGAGCGCGCCTGGCTGGAACAGATGGCGGCGAGCTATGACCCGCAGGTGTATACCGCGTTGATTAATCTGGAGCACATCAAGGGTTACACCCCTGATAGCCCATTCCGCCGTTTCGGGACCGTGGATAAGCTGGAGGCAGAGGAGATTGCAGACGGCCAGCTGAAAGGGAAAATGGCCCTGTATGCGTGGATCACCCCGTCAGAGGACCTGGTGGCGTATACCCGTAATCTGCAAAAGCTGTTTACCTCGATGGAGGTCAATACCAGTTTTGCCGATACCGGCAAAGCCTACCTGGTTGGCCTGGCGGCGACGGATGATCCCGCAAGCCTCGGTACTGAAATGCTGCAGTTTAGCGCCAGCGCCAGAAGTAACCCCCTGGCAGGCCGCAAGCAAAACCCTGAAAACCTCTTTTCCGCCGCAGAAGAAACACTGATCGAGTGGGAAGAAGTCCAGGACGAAAAACCCTCCCTGTTTTCCCGCGTTGCCGCGATGTTCACCAAAAAAGAACAGAACGATGAAGCGCGTTTTTCTGACGTGCATCGCGCGGTGGAGCTGATTGCTACTGAACAGCAAAACCTGAGCGAACGCACTGATCACTCCCTGTCTGCGCAGGATGCGCGCATTGCTGAGCTGGAAGCCTCCCTGCAGGAACAGCAGACCGCTTTTGCTGAACTGGAGCAGCGGCTGAGCCAGGAAGACAGCCGCAAAGATTATCGCCAGCGCGCGCCGGGCGGAAACGCACCGGCAGGCACACTGACCAATTGCTGATGGAGCATAAGAACCAATGAAAAAGCACACACGTTTTGCCTTTAACGCCTACCTGCAGCAGCTGGCACGCCTGAATAACGTGGAAGTGGAAGAACTTTCCAGCAAATTCACCGTTGAGCCGTCGGTGCAGCAGACGCTGGAAGATCAGATCCAGCAGTCCACGGCATTTCTGACCATGGTTAACGTGATTGGTGTGGCGGAGCAGTCAGGCCAGCTTCTGGGCCTGGGTGTCGGTAGCACCATTGCCGGGACCACTGACACGACCACGAAGGAGCGCGAGCCAACCGATCCCACTGAGATGGTGGATGTTGAGTACAAATGCGAACAGACCAACTTTGATACGGTGCTGACCTACGCAAAACTGGATATGTGGGCGAAATTCCAGGATTTTCAGGTACGCATCCGTAACGCCATTGTGAAACGTCAGGCGCTGGACCGCATCATGATTGGGTTTAATGGCGTGAAGCGTGCCAAAACCTCAGACCGTGCCGCCAATCCGTTGCTGCAGGACGTTAACAAAGGCTGGCTGCAGAAGGTCCGCGAAGATGCCCCGGATTGCGTGATGGGCAGCACCACGGCAGAAGATGGCACTACCACCGCAGACCCGGTGAAGGTAGGCAAGGGCGGGAAATATGCCAACCTGGATGCGCTGGTGATGGATGCTGTCAATGAGCTGATTGACCCTATTTTCCAGGATGACGCCGAACTGGTCGTGATCTGTGGTCGTGAGCTGTTGTCCGACAAGTATTTCCCGCTGGTCAATAAGGACCAGGCAAACACGGAGGCGCTGGCTGCTGATCTGATTATCAGCCAGAAACGCATGGGCGGTCTGCAGGCCGTTCGCGCCCCGTCATTCCCGGCTAATGCCGTACTGATCACCCGCCTGGATAACCTGTCCATCTACTGGCAGGAAGATACCCGCCGCCGTTCGGTCATTGATAACCCGAAACGCGATCGTATTGAAAACTTCGAATCCGTCAATGAAGCGTATGTGGTGGAGGATTACCGCTGCGTGGCACTGGTGGAAAACATCACCATCGGCGACTTCAGCGCCGGTGCCGGAGAGTAACGCATGAGCCTGAGTCCCGCACGGCAGCACCGCCTGCGCGTCCAGGCTGAACAGGCCGCCCGGCAGGGCGGCAATGTTCGCCACGCGACGGGGTATGACCTGATGCTGATGCAGCTGGCGGAGGACCGCCGCCGCCTGAAAGGTATCCAGTCCACCGTGAAGAAAGCCCAAATAAAAGTGGAACTGCTGCCCCGTTATTCCGCCTGGGTGGAGGGGGTGCTGGCTGCTGATGGTGCCCGGCAGGATGACGTGGTGATGTTTGTGATGCTCTGGCGTATCGATGCCGGTGATTATGCCGGTGCGCTGGATGCAGGGCGTCATGCGCTGCGGCACGGATGGGTGATGCCCATTGGAAACCGTAACGTCCAGACGGTGCTGGCAGAGGAAATGGCAGACGCTGCGCAGGCCGCTCTGCTGGCAGGTGAATCTTTCGATGCCGGGTTGTTACTGCAGACACTGGAGCTGACAGACGGACAGGATATGCCAGACCAGTCACGGGCACGCCTGCATAAAGCGATTGGCGCTGTACTGACCGAAACCAGCCCGGCCTCCGCCCTGAATCACATCAATCATGCGCTGCAGCTTGATCCACGCTGTGGCGTCAAAAAAGAAAAACAGCAGCTGGAGCGCAGATTGCGCAATGACAGCCGTTAACGGAACGTGCCCCGCGCACGGGCGGCACGGGGTGGCGAAAGGCTTTTGCCACATCAAAACCCCGTCCACCGCCCACTATTTCAGGAGAAAGCCCGCATGAAGTTTGTTGCGCCTGAGCAGGCGCCGGAACAGGCGGAAATTATCAAAAATACGCCGTTCTGGCCCGATGTTGATTTATCAGAGTTTCGCAGCGTGATGCGGACGGATGGCACGGTGACGTCACCCCGTCTCGGACAACTCATCCGGTCTGCGATGTCAGAGGTCAATGCGGAGCTGTACGACTTCCGCAAGCGCCAGCAGGCGCTGGGATTTATGACGCTGGCCGATGTACCGGCGGACTTGCTGGATGGTAAAAGCGAACGCATTCACCACTACCACAACGCCGTTTATTGCTGGGCACGTGCGCAGGTGAATGAGCGTTACCAGGACTACGACGCCACGGCCTCCGGTGTGAAAAGGGGGGATGAGCTGACGGAGGCCAGCGGCGATCTGTGGCGTGATGCTCGCTGGGCAATCAGCCGGGTCCAGGATGCGCCTCACTGTACGGTGGAGCTGATCTGATGAAAGTGCGTGCGTACCAGGGTGACACGGTGGACGCGCTTTGCTGGCGTCATTACGGACGCACGCAGGGCGTCACGGAGCAGGTACTGCAGGCAAATCCGGGGCTGGCTGAGCACGGCCCGTTCTTACCACACGGGCTGCAGGTGGAGCTGCCGGATATTGCCACCACTTCCACGGTGCAGACCGTCCAGTTATGGGACTGAAATATGACGCTTGAACGGATCAGCGCCTTCATCACGTACTGCATCGCTGTACTGCTGGCATGGATGGGAGATTTATCGCTTAAGGATGTGTCGACAGTGGGCGGTGTGTTGATTGGCGTGCTGATGCTGGCCATCAACTGGTACTACAAACACAAAACCTACCAGCTGCTGCGCGGCGGAAAAATTACACAGGGGGAATATGAATCCTTCAACCGTTAAACGCTGCCTGGTAGGGGCGGTGCTGGCGATTGCCGCCACCCTGCCGGGCTTTCAGCAACTTCATACCTCAGTGGAAGGGTTGAAGCTGATAGCCGATTACGAGGGCTGCCGCCTGCAGCCGTATCAGTGTGATGCGGGGGTGTGGACCGATGGCATTGGCAATACGTCCGGCGTGGTGCCGGGGAAGACCATCACGGAACGGCAGGCCGCCGGGAGTTTCATCACCAACGTTTTAAGGGTGGAGAAGGCGCTGGATCGCTGTGTCCTGGTGAGCGTACCGCAGAACGTCTATGACGCGCTGGTATCGCTGGCCTTCAACGTGGGAACCGGCAATGCCTGCGGTTCAACCATGGTGAAGTTTATCAATCAGAAGCGCTGGCGCGATGCCTGCTATCAGTTGCCGCGCTGGGTATACGTCAAAGGCGTATTTAATCCGGGGCTGGACAACCGACGCGCGCGGGAGCTGTCCTGGTGCTTAAAAGGAGCGTAACGAAATGAAAAAGAAACTGATCGGTGGGTTATTTTCGGTGCTGTACACGGCGCTGATGATTTTTAGTCTCTTTGTTCCAAACAGTATTGTTCCGGCACTGGTTACAGCCTTGACCTGGGTAGCCTGCCTGCTGAGCTGGGGAGCAGTGCTACTTTGCATGGCTGGGTGGTATGCGGGCGGTACACATCGGGGAGAGGCAAAGCAGGCGCTGACGCGCTTTTTCAGTACGCCAGGAAACCAGGTGATCAGATGGGCCAGGTGTTCACTGCTTGTGATTTTTCTCACCTTTACGGGCCACGTTGTCACCCTGGTATTTTATCTGCTGACGCTGGTCGCGCTTAAGGTTCTGCGTGCGCAGATTATTGATGCGGAGCCGGTGACGGTATGACGAAGGCGCTGGCGGTAATTCTGGCGCTGGTAGTGCTGGCGCTTGGCTGGCAGTCATGGCGGATGAAGGAGGCCAGCCAGACCATCGAGCAGCAAGGGCGGGATCTGAAAACGACAGGCGAAAAACTGGCAAAAACGAACAGCCAGCTGATCGCCCTGTCCATCCTGTCCGAAACCAATAACCGGGAACAGGCAAGGCTTTACGCGGCGGCAGAAAGTACAAACGCCCTGTTGCGAAGCCGTCAGCGCAGAATTGAGGAGTTAAAACATGAAAATGAGGATTTACGCCGCTGGGCTGACACTCTTCTGCCTGCTGACATTATCAGGATGCGCGAACGTCCAGCCCTCGCCGGAGGTGCTGCTTACCGTGAATGGTTGTCCCAGAGTGACGCAGTGCCGCCTGGAAAAGTCGGCGGCACGCACTAACGGCGATCTGCTGACCGCGCTGGATGAAGCGGAGGCGGCCTGGGCGGTCTGCGCCGATAAAGTGGACACGATAATTTCCTGTCAGGAGCGAAACAGTGAACAAGCCTCAATCCTTACGCCTCGCCCTGAATAACGCGGTGCCATATGTCCGTGATAACCCGGATAAGCTGCATTTGTTCGTTGATAACGGATCGGTGGTGGCAACCGGCGCAGCGTCACTTTCATGGGAATATCGTTACACCCTGAATGTGGTGATTGTGGATTTCAGCGGCGATCAGGGGTTATTGATGGCGCCGGTGGTGGCCTGGCTCATGGAGAATCAGCCGGATGCCATTCATAACCCGGAACTGCGGGAAAAGTTGCTTTCCTTTGAAGTCGATATTTTGCGCAATGATATCTGTGATATCAGCCTGAACCTGCAACTGACAGAGCGTGTGATAGTCAGCGCTGACGGTGACGTGTCCAGCGTCGAAGCGGTGCCGGAACCGGACGAACCGGACGAAATGTGGGCGGTGAGCCGTGGCTGAGCTGCAGGAAGTTGACGCCTGGTTAGATGCGCTCTTGGCGGGTCTGGAGCCTGCCGCACGTAAGCGCATGATGCGGGAGCTGGCGCAGCAGCTGCGCCGCAGCCAGCAGAAAAATATCAGGATGCAGCGCAACCCCGACGGGACGGCTTACGAGCCGCGTCGCGTGACGGCCAGAACGAAACAGGGCCGCATCCGTCGGCAGATGTTTGCAAAACTCCGCACCACAAAATACCTGAAAGCCGTCGCCAGCCAGGACTCGGCAAGCGTCGAGTTTGAGAGCCGTGTGCAGCGCATAGCCCGCGTGCATCACTATGGCTTGCGTGATCGGGTCAGCCGTAAAGGGCCGGAAGTCAAATATGCAGAGCGCCGGTTGCTCGGCATCAATGATGAATCAGAAGACATTACGCGAGACGTCTTACTGCGTTGGTTGTCACAGTGATTTTGTGTCAGGGATGACACAACCCGCCACGCTGCCGCACTCCCTCCGCGCGTGGCAATCTTGCCTTCATGAATACGCAATTAACCGAAATCATGCGCCTTATCACCAATCTGATCCGCACCGGCATTGTGACCGAAGTGGACCGGGACGGCTGGCTGTGCCGGGTGAAAACGGGCGACCTCGAAACCAACTGGATTAACTGGCTGACCTACCGTGCAGGTAAATCACGCACCTGGTGGTGCCCGTCTCCAGGGGAGCAGGTGGTGCTGTTCAGCCTGGGCGGCAATCTGGAAACAGCCTTTGCGCTTCCGGCCATCTACTCCAACGCCTGCCCGCCGCCGTCAGACTCTGAAAGTGCGGACGTGACCGCATACGAGGATGGCGGCTGGTTCGAATACGACCCCGCCACCGGGCGCTGGATTATTCGCGGCGTGAAAAGCGTGCTGATTGAGTCTTCGCAGGTTGTCTCCTGCAAAACCGGTGAGTTTGTGATCGAGGCTGACACCACCCGTATTAACAGCAACGTGATCCTGAACGGCGATGTGACCCACGGCGGCGGCGCGATGACGTCAAACGGCGTCGTTGCTGATAAGCATAAACACCCTGGCGACAGTGGCGGAACGACGGGAGATCCATTTTGACGCTCTATATCGGGATGAGCCGCGATACCGGCAGAGCCATAACGGAAACTGACCACCTGCGCCAGTCGGTGCGTGACATTTTGCTGACCCCGCAAGGGAGCCGGCTTGCGCGCCGGGAGTATGGTTCCCTGCTTTCAGCGCTCATTGACCAGCCGCAAAACCCGGCGCTGCGCCTGCAGATCATGGCTGCGGTGTATGTGGCGTTGCGGCGCTGGGAGCCGCGGCTGCAGCTGGACACCATCACGGTTAACAGCAGCAGCATGGATGGCGCAATGGTTATTGAGCTGGCAGGCCAGCGTAATGACGGCGTGCCCGTGTCCCTTTCCGTATCGACAGGAGCAGACAATGGCCGTTATTGACCTTTCCCAGCTGCCGCCGCCGCAAATTGTGGATGTGCCGGATTTTGAAACCCTGCTGACTGAGCGCAAGGCTGAATTTGTCGCGTTATTTCCGGCAGAAGAACAGGAGGCCGTGGCCCGCACCTTAACGCTTGAGTCTGAGCCGGTGGTGAAAATGCTGCAGGAAAATGTGTACCGGGAGTTGCTGCTGCGCCAGCGGATTAACGAGGCGGCGAGAGCCGTGATGGTGGCCTATTCCGGCGGGGATGACCTGGACAATTTAGGCGCAAATAACAACGTACAGCGCCGGGTGATTACAGCTGCAGATGACACCACAACACCGCCCACGGAGGAGGTAATGGAATCTGACGCGGATTATCGCCAGCGCATCCCGGCGGCCTTTGAGGGGATGAGCGTAGCCGGGCCAGTCGGAGCCTATGAATATCACGCGCTTAGCTCGGATGGTCGGGTGGCGGATGCATCGGCGTTCAGCCCGTCACCGGCGGAAGTCGTGGTGACTATTCTGGCCCGCGACGGCGATGGTACTGCGCCGGAAGACTTACTGCAGGTCGTCGGTGAGGCCCTGAATGATGAGTCTGTACGGCCGGTGGCGGATCGGGTGAGTGTCCGATCTGCTGAGATTGTTCCCTATGAAATTGATGCGGTTCTTTATGTCTATCCCGGCCCGGCAAAGGAACCCATCCTGGCGGCCGCGAAAGCGCAGGGTACGGCATATATCAACGAGCAGCGTCGCCTGGGGCGTGACGTGCGGCTGTCTGCGATCTATGCCGCTCTGCATGTTCAGGGCGTCCAGCGCGTTGAGCTGATAAAGCCCCTGGCGGACATGGTGTTAGATAAAACGCAGGCGTCATATTGCACCGATTTTAAAGCAGAAATTGGTGGCTCTGATGAGTAGCAGCCTGTTACCGCCGGGGTCGTCTGCGCTGGAGCGCAGGCTGGCGCAGGCATGTTCCGGCATCAGTGATTTAAACGTGCCGCTGCGTGACCTGTGGAACCCGTGGAAATGCCCGGCAAAGTTTCTGCCGTATCTGGCCTGGGCTTTCTCCGTTGACCGATGGGAGGAAACCTGGTCAGAAACCGCTAAGCGGCAGGCGGTCAGCGATGCTTTCTGGATCCATCAGCGCAAAGGAACGGTGGCGGCAGTTAAGCGGGTGATTGAGGGGCTGGGTTACTCAATGACTCTTGAGGAGTGGTGGAAAGTAGCCGACCCCGCCGGGACGTTTCGGCTTGAAATCGATCTGAATGAAATCGGTATCACGGAGCCGATGATTTACGAACTTGAGCGGATTATTAGCGATGCGAAGCCGGTCAGTCGTCATATATCACAACTGACATTATCAGTCAGTGCGCAGGGGAGCGCCTGGGCGGGGGCGGTTGTTTTTGAAGGCGATGAAATAGCGGTATATCCGGCAGGGTACAAGCCAGACGGCAGCATTATTTATGACGGCAGCCAGCCATTCAGTGGCAATGTTTATTTCTCAGGAAAAGAAAATGACGAACATATTTGAAAAAACAAACTGGACTGACGCCATATATCAGATTGCTCGTACTGACAGGGTGGAGGGGGGCGCATCCGGCATCGCCAATAAACAGGCGCAGCAGCTTGCTGACCGAACCCAATACCTTAAAGCGATGATTGAGAGCTTTAACGATGCGGCGGAATATACCTTTTATGTATCCGACGATGACCCGGACGGGACAATCGCGGGTATTGCCGGGACACCTGCGGGGAGAATTTTTCGTGTCGCTCAGGGTGAGGGTTTGGAATATTCATTTATCTATTATGAAAATCAGGATGGTATTGCCAGGAGAATCACCACTCAGCCTTCAGCTGCCATGGTAACTAAGGCCCTTCATCGTGGAGGGCTGGAGGCTGCAACCAGCAGCAAAATCCCGGCAAAAATGTCATTTTCCGGTGAGTTGCTCAACGGGGCCACAGGATGGAATGGCCTGAATGAATGTCCCTCGCCATACTATGGCGGTTTTTCTGTTCCGGCCGGTGTGACAGGGTATAACTCTTACGTATCACCTCGCGTGACCTTTACGCCGTCTATGCTGGCAGATATGGCTGGAAACCGGGTGCTGTTTATCTTCGGTATCAGGCATTCCGCTGCGCTCGGGGATGCTGTCAGCGATCCTGCGCAGTTTGTTCGTTATGCCTGGCAGGACAACGAAGCGATATCGCGTCCGGTAATGGAGGTGTACAGCCTGTCAGACACCGAGTCGGCGGTGATTATTGAGGCTGATATTAATGCTGCATCAGTAAATATCTCTGTTGCACTGCAATATAAAATTAACTCAGTGGCCGCAGAGCAATTAACGTTTTATACCCACTCTGCATTTTATCGCGTTCTGGGAACCGGTAATTTTGCGAAGGAACTGGATAACCACGCCGCCGCCAGGATTGTCCCGCCGACGAATGATCTCACGCCGCTACTGCCTTCATTCATCGAAATGTTAAATGGTGCGGTGCGGGACGTTTCTACAGGGAAAATTACTATCCCTGCGGGTGTCACAGGGTATAACACCTATACCGGGCGATTTAACGCCGTCCATAATGACAGGACGCGAGCCGGGGAGGTTATTCGTCTTGAGGCGGTGTTTACCTGCTCTCCGGGGTTTTTACAAACACTCTCGGCATATGTCATCGGCGTGGTGAAAAAACTGGACGGGGTGCAGTCAACGGCAGCTCAAATTCCAGGCTCAGAGGCAATTTACGTCATTGACGACTCAACATTCAGGATTAGCGCTGATTACATCGTTTCAGGAAACGCCTCTGAGCTGGTCGCGGTATATTTTCAGCTGCGTGATAATACGCCGACCTCCAGTGAGCGCAGCCTGACGATAAAACACACCTCATATGCCTTTTTATCTGATGGCGATTTTCGGGGGGATATTGTCAGGGAGACGAACCAGAAAAGATTAACAACGGGGTCACTTTTACCTGACCTCCTGAGCGTAGGGGGAGAGGCGTTTAATGGTGGAGTGCTGGATAAGACTCAGCGAAAACTAACCATACCCGTCGGCAATACGGGAAATAACACCTATCTTCAGCCGTTTATGGACGGTCGCGCCCTGGTTAAATTTCCGGGCGCGCGCGCCAGGATTTCAATGCTGTTTGAAACCTCCGGGGACGTGACTGCGCAAAGCCCGGTAACGGCGAACATCAGGATTAATACGCCCGCCGGCCAGAATAATACCGCAGCAGAAATGACGAGAGTTAAGCCGATCAGTGCCTCGATGTTAAGGGCTGAACTGGTGATCACACTGACGGGACAGGAGACGACGTTTGCCCCGTACATCCAGGTTAAATCAAACATCGCCAGAACAACGGATGCGCACTTTAAGCTGGCAGATCTCAGGGTAGAACTTCTGGATGTTGTCGGGCTGAATGATACGCTAAATGATCAAATGCTGTCATTCCGCCTGTCTGCGCTGAAAACAGCCATTGATAAGCAGATCTCAGACGCCGCGGGCGGCGTGGCTTATTACAAAACCATTACGATTAAACCAGACGGAAGCGGCGACTATACATCGCTGTCGGCAGCTATAGCCGCAAATGGTGGAGGGTTCACCGCGTTAACGCAGATCCTGTATCAGTTGCATAGTGGCATTTACCCGGAGCGGAACCTTAATTTACCCGCATATATCACCGTGGACGGGATAGGAAATCCGTGGATAAAAGGAGAATTGCCTGCCGACGTTGATCCGGCCCAGATACCGCTAAACCAGACTATCTGGATGAATAACACAGCGACAATCCGCAACGTGAAAATCACATGTAAAAACATGAGATACCCCATTCACTCAGATGCGCAGGCCTACCCTGACCTGTCTATAAAAAACGCTGTGCTGAATTTAGAGGGATGCCATATCGAGCATTATGGTAATGCCGAGGCTCAGGCGTACCAGGACTCTGTTTCCAGCGGGGTAACCGTATGGTCATCGTGCCATGCCTGGGGCGGCGGATTGCATTCTGGTGAGAAAATCAACTGCCTGAATACGGACTTCATCAGTCCAACTACCGCATTTTATTCCCACAGTAATAAGGATTTTGATGCGCCATGCCGAATTACCATCAGGGGCGGTAGTCTGCGGAATCGTGACCCTAACGGGATATCTGCGCTGGCTGTCCAGAATCTGGGTTCGGGCCAGGTCAGTTTTCTGAACATGGAAGGGGTCACTATCCAGGGGGCGATTAGCGTGGACAGCAACACATGGCGTGCTGAGAAACTGGACAACCAGTTAGCAGACCGCAATTCGGAAATGAGGATTTACCTGCATGGCTGCTCCCCGGTCGCTGTTCGCTCAACTAACGACGCCCGCGCACTGCAACTAATCAGCATCGACAGTGCCTCAAGCTCAGTTGTGGTAAGCGGCACAGCTGTTCCTGCGCTGTTTGGGAAAAACCCGGTGATTATCAAAGGCGGCAGCGGGTATCCTGCCCGCGTTCTCAGCGCTCACTCAGTGAAAGGTGAAGTCGCTGGCGGACTCATCGGCCAGCGACTGGGCGACTGCACGGCGGTTAACAAAATCCTGACGGTAATATTTGACGGCGGTTCTCCGGTAACTCTGACGCTGGCCGCAAACTACACCGCAATGTCGAATGATGCCGTTGTGTCGGCGCTGAACGCTCTGCTTAACGACAGCTCCGGTCGTTCTTTCAGCATCATCACGCCATATAACTATTCGGCGCCGGTATATCAGAGTGACAGGGAAGTGATCCTGACGAATACCAGTGGTGCGGTCATTCTGAAGGGGACCGCCGTGGCGTTCAATGCTTCAAAACTGAATGGCCGCAGGGCGAACAGCGGCGATATCCGGTCTGCCATTGCGGGCATCGCGCTGGAGAATATCGCACCAGGTGCACAGGGGCGGGTACAGTCATCAGGTTACATCCATGCCACTTATGTCGTGTTTACGGGAGCTGCCCCGGCGGCATTTCTGGCGACGTGCTCGGTTAATGCTGACGCCACACTCTCAGCTGGCAACAGCACGCCAGTATTGCAACGTGTGGGTACAGATACTTATGAAATTATCTGACGTCAGAGAATGAAAAGCGGATCAGGGGAATAACCATGAGCGATAAGAAATACTATACCTACCTGACGGCAGAGGGCATTAGCGCATTTGCAAAAGCAGCACTGACCAATGAGCCAGTAGGCATTACTGTTATGGCTGTAGGGGATGGCGGTGGCGTTACGCCAACCCCCGCCACGTCAATGACCACGCTGATTAACGAGCAATACAGAGCGCCGCTTAACCGCCTGGTCATCGCGGACCAGGCCGCGAATGTTATTCGTGCTGAAATGATTATGCCTCCGCAGGTGGGGGGGTTTTGGGTGCGGGAGGCTGCGCTCTATGATGATAACGGGGTATGCCTCGCGGTGGCTAGCCTGGCACCATCCTATAAACCTCTACTTGAGGAAGGGTCGGGGCGACTTCAGGCGGTCAGCCTCTGGATAGAGGTCAATAATACCGAGGATGTACAGTTACTGGCCGACCCGTCAGTGATTATGGCAACGGCACAAGAAGTCAGCCGGGCAAAAAACGAGGCGAAGGATTACACCGACACGGTGGCCGGACAGATAAATACCGACACTCAACAAGCCATTGAGGCCGCTATCACAGCGGCAAAGCGTGATTTCTGGGAAGATGATAACCCGGTGGGCACCACCCGCTTTTTTAACCAGAACCTCAATCCCAATGAACGCTGGCCGTGGTCCCAGTGGGTGTACACAGGCGAAAACAAAACGATCCGCGTCGGCAAGGCTGACGGCTCGAACGTCGGTGAGACCGGCGGCAGCGATAACGTCACGCTCCAGCGCGCTAATCTGCCTGCCGTGAAGATTGACGTGACCGGCGAAACCAGCGAGCAGCCAGAACAGGAGCTGACAACCACGCGCGGCGGTACTCACAATCATGGTGGGGTGGCCGGTAAAGATAACCCCTGGGAGATTGGCGGAGATGTGCGTCAGCTGTTTAACCCAAAAGAGCTGGGTGTGACGGATGACGCCGGAGAGCACGACCACGGAGTAACGGTACCACCGCACAAACACACGACCACCGGCAAAACCGATAACCTCGGTGAAGGGAAATCAATCAGCGTGGTTGAAGCCCACACACTGCTGATGTGCTGGAGTCGTGTTGCCTGATAAACCACGGTATCAGTCTGCCCCGATAAGGGGCTTTTTTCTGCCTGCGGTTGTGCCATTGACGGTACAACGGCCATCAACGGCTTGCGGTGAATGATTTCCCTACCATGGGTGAACCCCTAAACAGGAGATTCATTCATGGCGCAAGACTATCACCATGGCGTGCGTGTTGTTGAAGTTAACGACGGCACCCGCTCTATCACGACGGTGAGCACGGCGATTGTGGGCATGGTATGCACCGGCGATGATGCCGATGCCTCCATGTTCCCGCTCAATAAGCCGGTTCTGCTTACCGATGTACTGACCGCCAGCGGCAAAGCAGGCGAGTCCGGCACGCTGGCCCGCTCACTGGACGCCATCGCCGACCAGGCAAAACCCGTCACCGTAGTGGTGCGTGTTGCCCAGGGCGAAACCGAAGCGGAAACCACCTCCAATATTATCGGCGGCGTAACCGCTGACGGTAAGAAAACGGGCATCAAAGCGCTGCTTTCGGCGCAGTCGCAGCTGGGTGTGAAACCTCGCATTCTTGGTGTGCCGGGTCATGACACGCAGGCTGTTTCCACTGAACTGTTAAGTGTGGCGCAGAGCCTGCGCGGCTTTGCGTATCTGTCTGCCTACGGTTGTAAAACTGTGGAAGAAGCGATTGCCTACCGCGAAAATTTCAGTCAGCGAGAAGGGATGTTGATCTGGCCTGATTTCATCAACTTTGACACGGTGCTGCAGGCGGATGCGACTGCTTACGCCACTGCCCGCGCGCTGGGTCTGCGTGCAAAAATCGACGAGCAGACCGGCTGGCATAAAACTCTTTCTAACGTGGGCGTCAACGGCGTAACAGGCTTGTCTGCGGATGTGTTCTGGGATCTGCAGGACCCAGCAACCGATGCCGGACTGCTGAACCAGAACGACGTCACCACCTTGATCCGCAAGGATGGTTTCCGCTTCTGGGGTTCCCGCTGCCTCAGCGATGACCCGTTATTCCAGTTTGAAAACTACACTCGTACCGCGCAGGTGCTGGCAGACACCATGGCGGAGGCGCATATGTGGGCGGTGGACATGCCGCTTAACCCTTCGCTGGCTCGCGACATTATCGAAGGTATCCGCGCCAAAATGCGCAGCCTGGTAAATCAGGGCTACCTCATCGGCGGTGATTGCTGGATTGATGACAGTGTGAATGACAAAGACACGCTGAAAGCCGGGAAACTCTGGATCGACTACGACTATACGCCAGTGCCGCCACTGGAAAACCTGATGCTGCGCCAGCGCATCACTGACCGTTACCTGGTGGATTTCACCACCCGCGTAAGCGCATAAGGGGGACCCATGGCCTTACCACGCAAGTTAAAACACCTGAATATTTTTAACGCCGGTAACAACTGGATGGGCATTGCTGAATCCGTCACCCTGCCGAAATTCACCCGCAAGCTGGAAAACTACCGCGGCGGCGGCATGCCCGGTTCAGTCGGTATTGATCTGGGGCTGGATGATGGCGCACTGGATACGGAAATGACCATCGGCGGTACGGAGGCGCTTCTGTTTAAACAGATGGGAAAAGCCACGGTGGACGGCGTACAGCTGCGCTTTACCGGGTCTATTCAGCGCGACGACACCGGCGAAGTGCAGGCCGTTGAGCTGGTCGTCCGTGGGCGCCACAAAGAGGTGGATTCCGGCGAGTGGAAAACCGGCGAGAGCAATTCCACCAAGGTCAGCAGCGTTAACTGTTACGCGAAGCTGACCATTAACGGTGAAGTGCTCTATGAGGTCGATGCGATCAACATGATTGAAGTTGTTGATGGTGTTGACCTGATGGAAGAACACCGTAACGCCATCGGTCTGTAATTTTTTCCTGGCGCGCGAGGTCGCGCCAGCCAACCCATAACAGGAAAAGAGCATGAGTGAGAAAACAGAAGCAACGGTGAAACTGGATAGCCCGATTAAGCGCGGTGATACCACGATTACGGAAATTGTGCTGCGTAAGCCGCAATCAGGCGCGCTGCGCGGTACGCGACTGCAGGCGGTGATGGAGATGGATGTGGCCTCTATGATGACCGTGATCCCCCGCATCTCCACACCAACGCTGACCCCGCAGGAAATGGCGGACCTCGACCCGGCAGACCTGGCCGCGATGTCTGTCGAGGTGGTCCTTTTTTTGTTGCCGAAGTCGGCACTTGCCGATTTGCCGACAGCCTGACGGTAGATGACCTGGTGGCGGATATCGCCACGATCTTTCACTGGCCGCCGTCCGTCACTGACGTTATGCCGCTGACGGAAGTGCTGGAGTGGCGGCACAGAGCGATAATGCGTAGCGGGGTCAGCGATGAGTGATAAAAACCTGCGCCTGCAGGTGGTTCTGAATGCGGTTGATAAACTCACCCGCCCTTTAAAAAATGCGCTGGCTGGCTCGAAGGAGCTGGCCTCCGGCATCCGGCAGACCCGTGATCAGCTTAAACGGCTTAACGACGCGGGGAGCCAGTTAAAATCTTTTGATCAACTCTCACAGAGCCTGAACCGGACCAGCAACGAGCTGGACCAGGCGCGGCTGCGTGCGCAGATGATGACGCGCGAGATGGCAGCGCTCGAATCCCCCACGAAAAAACAGACGCAGGCGCTTGAGGCGCAATGGCGCGCCGTATCACGCCTGGAACAAAAGCAGGGGCAGGAAACGCGGCAGATGGCTGCAGCCAGGGCGGAGCTGTACCGCCTTGGCATCTCTGCGGGCGGTGGCGCCCGTGAAACGGCCAGAATTACCCGCGAAACGGATCGCTATAACCAGCAGCTGGCAGAGCAGGAGCGGCGCTTGCGGGACGTGGGCGAGCGCCAGCGCAAGCTGAATGCGATCAGGGCCAAAGCTGACAAGATGCGCGACGTGCGTAACAGCCTGGCGGGGAACGGGGCCGGGATGATGGCGGCAGGGGTGACAACGGGCGCGACCTTGCTGGCGCCCATTCGCGCCTACTCGGAATCAGAGAACGCCGCTAACCAGCTGGCAGGCTCAATGATGGGACCGGGCGGAAAGGTGGCGCCTGAGTTCCTGAAGCTGAACAAGCTGGCGATTGCCCTGGGGGACCGGTTGCCCGGTACCACGGCAGATTTTCAGAACATGATGACCATGTTACGCCGTCAGGGGATGTCAGCGCAGGTTATCCTGGGCGGGCTGGGTGAGTCGGCGGCTTACCTTGGCGTGCAGCTGCAAATGGCGCCGACGGAGGCGGCAGAGTTTGCCGCAAAATTGCAGGACGCCACGCAGACCACCGAAAAAGACATGATGAGCCTGATGGATCTTATCCAGCGTGGTTTTTATGCGGGCGTAGACCCCGGGAATATGCTGCAGGGTTTTTCAAAAATTAGTAGCGCGATGAGTATTCTAAATAAGAAAGGGATAGATGCAGCTAAAACCTTTGCCCCCCTGCTGGTTATGGCTGACCAGGCAAGTATGGCCGGGGAGTCTGCTGGGAATGCGTACCGGAAAATATTCCAGGCTGCCCTGGATGCAAAGAAAATTAAAGCTGTTAATGATGATCTAAAAGGGACCGGCATTAAGTTTAATTTTTCTGATGGTAAGGGAGGATTTGGTGGGCTGGAAAATATGTATGTCCAGCTAAGTAAGCTGAGCAAACTTACTCCCGAAAAGCAGATGGCAACAAAAAAAGACCTGTTTGGCAATGATTCAGAAACGCTGCAGGCGTTGGATATCATGATCCAAAAAGGTATTGATGGTTATCGTGAAACAGTAGCGAAGCTGGAGAACCAGGCAACTCTGCGCGAGCGCGTCGAAGCATCGCTTAATACTCTGGGCAACAAATGGGAAGCCGCTGGCGGCTCCTTTACCAACGCCATGGCGAGCATCGGTGAAACCGTCGCGCCGGTGCTGAAAAATATTGCGGACTGGCTGGGTAATCTGGCGTCCGCGCTGGATGGTTTTGTGAAGCGTCATCCGCAACTGACGGCGGCGCTATTTAAAATTGCGGCCGTATTTGCCGTGGTAGCTACCGCAGCGGGTGTGGTGTCACTGGCCCTGGCATCCATTTTGGGTCCTATGGCGGTAGTGCGGGTAAGTGCTGGCATTCTCCAGCTGAAATTTGCTTCTGCGTTTGGTCTGGTCACAAGAGTAATTGGCGGTGCAGGCCAGGCGGTCATCTGGTTAGGCCGGTTGATGATGGCTAACCCCATTCTGGCGATAGTTGGCCTGATTGCGATGGGAGCCATCTATATCTGGCAGAACTGGGAAACACTGGGGCCGAAGTTTAAAGCACTCTGGGATGCCATCACGTCAGGGGTGTCAGTAGCCTGGGCTGTGATTAAGCAGACCATAAGCAGCAAATGGGATGAAATTCTGAGTGATGTTGCCGCGCTGCCCGCAAAATTTAAAGCGGTGGGCGGGGCGATTATTGACGGCATCCTGAGTGGTATCAATGAGAAATGGGAAACGCTTAAGAGCAAGCTGGCATCGGTCAAAAGCTATCTCCCGGACTGGATGACCGGCGGCGATAATTCGCAGGGCGCCTCACCGCAGAAAAAGACCCCAGGATTTTTCGCGGGGATGTATGACAGCGGTGGTTATATTCCACGTGGGCAGGTGGGTATTGCTGGCGAGAATGGCCCGGAGCTGATTAACGGTCCGGCCTATGTGACCAGCCGCAGGAGAACGGCCGCGCTGGCGTCCGTAGTCGCCGGAATGATGGGGGGAGCAATGCCAGCAGAGGCCGCCCCGCTTCATCCCATGAGTCTGCCGGCAGCTTCATACCGTCCTGTAACTGATAACCCAGCAGGCAGCCAGCCTGTATTCCAGTTTGAAACCCATGCGCAAATTATTATCCAGGCTCTGCCCGGTCAGAGCGCGCAGGATATTGCGCAGGAAGTTGCACGGCAGCTTGATGCGCGCGAGCGACGCATGAAGGCGAAGGCCCGCAGCAATTTCAGTGATCAAGGGGGGTACGATTCATGATGATGGTCCTGGGCTTGTTTGTGTTTCAGTTGCGCACGGTTCCCTATCAGCAACTGCAGTATCAGCGGAACTGGCGCCATGTGACCAACAACCGCGTTAATCGCCGTCCGACAACGCAATTTTTGGGGCCAGATAACGATCAGCTGACGCTCTCCGGCGTCCTCATGCCGGAAGTGACCGGCGGCCGGTTGTCGTTGCTGGCGCTGGAGCTGATGGCAGAGCAGGGGAAGGCGTGGCCGCTGATCGAGGGTGGTGGGACTATCTACGGCATGTATGTGATTGAGAGCCTTAACCAGACGAAAACGGAATTTTTCGCCAGTGGGGAAGCCAGGAAAATAGAGTTTTCGCTGGGGCTTAAACGGGTGGATGAGTCCCTGTCTGAAATGTTCGGCAGTCTGAGCGATCAGCTTAGCAGTCTGCAGGATTCTGCCGCCGCCGCAGTAGGGAACATCAGATCCACGGTAGGAGGGTTGCTGCAGTGAGCGAGATGGCTGATTTACTCAACCTCGGAAGCAAGACCCCGGCATTTCGGATCGTGATTGAAGGTAAAGATGCCACGCAGACGCTGGATAAACGTCTGCTGGGTATGACACTGACCGACAACCGCGGATTTGAAGCTGACCAGCTTGATATGGAGCTGGACGACGCCGACGGCCTGGTAATTATGCCGCGTCGTGGCGCAGTGATTTCTCTGGCGCTGGGATGGAAAGGCGAGCCGCTGTACTCAAAAGGTAAGTTTACCGTTGACGAAATAGAGCATAGCGGCAGCCCGGACAGGCTGACAATCCGTGCCCGTAGTGCTGATTTCAGGGAAACGCTGAATGTCCGGCGTGAGAAGTCCTGGCACAAAACGACAGTGGGCGATGTGGTGAAAGACATTGCCGCACGGCACAGCCTTAAAGTTGCTATAGGAAATGATGTTGCTGCGATGGCGCTGGATCACCTGGACCAGACCAACGAAAGCGACGCCAGCTTTTTAATGAAGCTGGCGCGGCAGTATGGCGCGATTGCCTCAGTCAAGGACGGTAATCTGCTATTTATCCGGCAGGGGCACGGGAAAACAGCAAGTGGTAAACCGTTGCCGGTCATCACTATTACCCGTAAGGACGGAGACAGTCACCGGTTTAGCCTGGCGGACAGGGGAGCATATACGGGTGTTATCGCTCACTGGCTGCATACCCGGGAACCGGAAAAGAAAGAAACTGCAAAGGTGAAGCGCCGCCGGAGGACGACAAAACCCAAAGAGCCGGAAGCAAAGCAGGGGGATTACCTGGTCGGAACGGATGAGAATGTGCTGGTTCTGAACCGTACCTATGCGAACCGCAGTAATGCAGAACGGGCTGCAAAAATGAACTGGGAGCGGCTGCAGCGCGGTGTGGCGTCATTTTCTCTTCAGCTGGCAGAAGGGCGCGCGGATCTCTATACGGAAATGCCCGTTAAGGTCAGCGGCTTTAAACAGCCCATTGATGATGCGGAATGGACCATCACAACGTTAACGCACACGGTCAACCCGGATAGCGGATTTACGACCAGTATCGAACTGGAAGTGAAAATTGATGATTTAGAAATGAGCTGAATAGGTTCACAAAATGGAAGTTGCGTGTATCATTATGTGATTAAAATGTACGGGGTGGGAGATAAATGTAATGATGAATTGTCCAAAGTGCGGCCACGCGGCGCATACGCGGAGTAGCTTTCGGGTAACGGATCAGACAAAAGAGCGTTACTGTCAGTGCCAGAACATTAATTGCGGAACCACCTTCATCACTCATGAAACCGTAGTGCGATACATCATGACACCTGGAGTTATTGATAATGCCCCGCCGCACCCCACTGCCGCCGGGCAGGGGCATATGAACTTTTAACGTAACAAAAGTTTATTGCAGAGGTTCAATCAAACTGGTTCTGTAAGCGCGTGCCTTTTCGTTTTCCATGGAGCCAGTTTTTTTACATTCAACTCCACCGCCATTAATCCTAAAACCTTGGTCATGGGAAACATTTAACAGAGTGATTTTTTTAATCGTCTCTGGCTTCCATTTGTTCATAAAGTAATCATTGCAAATGCCGCTGAAAAGTGATTCAGCGGCATCTATCAATAATTTTGGTTTGCTGTATTTAATGGTTAGCTCGCCATTGTCTAGGCTGTGCGATCTTGTATCGTAAACAGCAATTAGATTCTCAATAGAGTCCGGGATTTTGTCTGCGAAGGCGCTTTGAGATGCGACAAGTAGCAAGGCCAAAAGAGGTTTTTTCAT